ATTACTCCTACTATATTACAAATTAAACAGTAGTAGTTGTAGTGGTAGAGGGCAGACCAGCATCCGTGAAGTTCTCCACGACTACACAGGCTTGCGGCTCTTCGATCTTCACATCACAACGCATGGTGAGTACGATGATCAGTACTCTACGCCTGATGTCCTTGTCCGTCTCGATCATGATGTCTCGCTGAATACCCCAAACAATGTTCTTCGGGTAAGAGAGAAATGTTTTGTTGTCGGGCATCATGGCGATTGGAGTCACTGGAGTACCGTAGGCAAACATCGGTGTAAACTTGCTTACTTTCTCGTCACCGAGAGAAGTAGCACGATCCGCAATGGAATCTCGATACTCCATTTCTACATGATGACTCACGTAGTGTTTCATCATGGCACGGTTACGGAGATACCTCGTGGGCATCCGTTGAATGGCCTCTTTGAAGAGTCCTTTGTCAATGTCCGTGATCCCACTACCATCAATGGTATGGCCGGTAGGAGTCAAGGCTAACATACCGTCGCAGAGAGCGAGGTAGGAGTCGGCACTTCCAGTATCGCCAAGTACTAGCAACTCTTCCAAGTCGAGGGCCGCTCTCTCAGCGATCATACTCATAATGGTTTGCTCCAATCCGCCACGCTCGATGTTGTCTTCGAGTACGTCATAGGGCAACCATACTTCTGCGATGATCTCTTCTGTTTCCAGTTCAATCAGACCAAGATCCGGGGCTGCTCGTTTGCTTGCGTCTAGTGCGGTTCCGCTAGAAGGCGCAGCACGTAGGATTCTACTTCCGAAACCGATCTTCTCGATCTTCCGTTTTGGTGCTGCCATACGAACTACTCGGCACTCATTGATGATGGTTGGCTGATCTATAATCATGCGGATAAAAGCATTTGCTTGCTCCGAGTTCAAGTAACCACCTGAAGAAACAAGGTTACTTACCGCAATATCAGCCTTCTCTACTATAGACCGATTGTCTTTCATGTTACTAGTCCTCCTTATAATTAGAAGTGATTTTTAATTGTTTATTAGTTTAATTGGAACTACCGGAGAGTTTACCGGAAATCTGACATGCCTCTGAAAAAAGAACCTCGGAACACTCCAGACTCTTTGTGGGCTACCCTGCCAGTATCGTTAGACTCTTCTTCTTCCTTCTCCGATTTAACCGCAATGGCAGTGTTGTTGATGCCTTCAACTGCTTTGGCTACCGACTCCATCACCTTCAGGGTTTCCGAATTGCTCGTCTGCACTTCTTTAGTAGAGGCCGATATGGATTCGATCAGCTTGCTTCCAAAGTTGTTGAGTGACTCGTTGAATTGAGTAACGACTTCATTAAAATCCAGTTGATTGGGACCCTTCTCGCCTTCGACGGTGGACTCCTTTTTGGCCTTTGTTTCGGCTGCTTCTTTAGCGGCCTTCTCATCGTCAGTCTCTTCCACAGTAGTGTCTACTATTGGGGCAGTGGCCACGGCGTGGAGAATGTCAACCACTAGATCTGGATGATCCTTGGGATCGACTGCCTTTGCTAACTTCTCGGCAGACAAGTTCTCCAGCACTACTTCTGCAAAAGAGCGGAAATTGTCAATGGTAGTTAAAATGGTTGTTTTGCGGAAGTCCGCATCTGCGTTCTCTTGTCTCATTGCTCCGCCTACTACATCTGCCATAGCGTACAGCTCGGAGTAAAGATTATCCAACGTTGCATAGTCAACGGCTTCTTTCACATCGACTTGCAAAGTGCCAGAATCTCCAGTTCCTTCTGCCAAATCTCCAAGTACAAAAAATACTCCCTCTACGTCTTCGTGCTTTTGTACGATGAGAGACTCTTTAGCACACTTATGTACCGAGACTTGTGGATAAGCAGTGAAAGTAGCAAACTTCTTCTCTTCCCTACGATCAATGCCTTCCAGTGCTTTGGCGATGTCCTCGTCGGAGAGATTGTTCCTGACTAGAACACTCTGTACCACTTTGTTCATGTTAGGTTCCTCCTTTGTTTTATCGTTTTTAATTACTTTGAATGGTGCTCTGTTTGCTCCATACTTTACTAGCGAAACAAACTCAACTTGTGGATCTACCATGAAGACCACCTCGTCCTCTACTGTAGCAGTTATTTCTTTTACTTTAGCCATAATATTACTCCAGTGCTAGTCGATGCCTATGATCAAGCTCTTCTTCTGTTGCTGTACCGTGCTTGACTCTGTGACTGTGCTCCATTACTACATCAGTCTTGCCTGATACAATGTTTCCTTTATTGTCTAGATTGATTACAAAGGTGTGCTCATGTGGAGGGAGTATGTCTTCGGTGTTTTTCTCGGTGATCCCTGCAATTTGCTTGGCTACTTCAACTAGGACTCTGGCTGGAACTTTTTTACTAGTACCATAAAAAGAAAACCCGTTTAAGTCTCCTGACTTAACGAGTTTCCAAATATCATCGGGGCACTTCACACCCATAACCCATGAACCTTCTACCCACGGCTCCCAACCTTCACGAGCTATAAAAGACTCCACTACCATACAACCGGATTCTGCTAGGTCGTGCTGTATATCAATTTTACTAGTCTTGCCGGTGGAGAGAAATTCCCATGCTGCCTTCTCCACGTCCTCGACACTCATAGTCTCATGATCGGTGTCTACCCTATTCGGAACATACACTTCTCCATAGACTACTTGGTCCTCTTTCCTACTGGCTTTCTCAAAAAGTTTTAGATAGATTTTTTCTTCAGGAGTCTCTAGGTGGGATTTAACTAGATGTAACATAGGCACTCTCCTTAATGGTAGACATTATTAGAGTATCCTATATTATAAAGGTCGGATCTGCAATAGGGCGGGACTTCTTAGCGTTTCGTTTTGGTTAGAGCTTACTTCTTAGAATTAAAAATATTCTCGAACTCCCTACAATAAACTTTTTTGTTCGGTGCTATTCTTATTTCCTCTTTCCGGTCCATTCTCCATAGAGTAGTTCTGCTACATCCCATGATAGTACAGGCTTCTGGAATACTGTAGCTCCCTTTATACGGTAGCTGAACACTCGGAAGTATTGTCTCTTTGAAGTAATTTTTCCCCATATAAAGGTCTTCTCCCCTCGTTAAAATTATTCGTTTACTCGTTCCGTATGTCACGAATAAAGGGGTTGTGTCAACAAAAAAGGGGAGCATAGTCGGAATCTACGCTCCCCTTAAGGGAATAAGAATGGCTCTATGGCAACACGCACCAAGGGAGTTAAGGGAAGTATACTATAGTTAAAAGGAGCTGTCAAGCATTAAATGTCAGCATAATCTATATCGTCCATTTCTTCAGTAAGATCAGGCTCTTCCACCACCTCACTATAAATTCTACCGGATAATCTCCTATCTTGTATAAGTTGACTAGTCCGCATATTGTATTCTACTCTTATACTTCCCGACTCTCCATCCCTACCTTTGGTAAGTCTTAATACTCTTGACTGTACTTCGTTTGTATTGCCAACGTCTTCTTTACGCTCGTACTCGAAGGATAAAACTACACTTGCTATCTGCGGAATTGCAAAACCACCGCCTACTCCTTCCAACTTGCCGGTATCTTTCTTACCGTACTGATACGTAGCGAGTATAGGTATGTCCTCGTTCAAAGCTAGGTTCTTAAGAATTACTGCTACCTCCATATTTTTCTCCCACCATGACTTCGATTTTGCTTGCAACAAATATGCTCCATCTACCACAGCGAGATCTGGTTTTAGTTCCTTGACTACTACTGCAAAGTCTTCTACTTTTGGGAACATACCCCCAGGGAGTAGTTGAAAATAGTTTCCCTGCTCTCCATCTATAATTGCACCTTCATTAACAATTCTCCCTGCCCGTTCCCTTCCATAGTAACTCATAGTACCTTTCTTCAAATCAGTAGTAGAGAACCTACCTTCTATACCTAATACTCTTCTCGCACTTTGCAAGTTCGGCATTTCAGTAGACAAAAATAAAACGTTCTTGCCCCTGCTATGCGCTGATTTCGCTACCTTTAAAGCAAGGAATGTTTTACCTACCCCGGTCTGTCCAACTATAATTATGTAGTCTCCTTTTTGTGCTCCGCCTGATTGATTATCTATATAGGGGAATCCAAAAGGCACTCCTAGTAGTTCCTGAGTAGATTGTGCTTCATCGTGCTTAGTAAGTACTTCTCGCTGTACTTCCCTAAGATCCACCATTCGTTTAGTTATATAAGACTCCCTAATAGATAGGTAGCCTTGCCCCATTAAGTCTAGCGCTTCCTCGATATTGTGGTCTTCAATACTTCTCCTCATTTCCAGCATATAGGAGTGAAGATCGGTGTATCTTTTTCTTTCTTTGACTTCGCCTACCCAATACTCCGCTGCTTCGCTCGGCAGATCGGCAAAAGCTAACTCGTCTGCAATGTGTCGGCTTATGGTTTCAAGTCGGGGATACTCACCGTACTCTAGGATGAACTGCCGCATAAATCTATATGCAGATAATTCTTTGTCTCGAAAGTGATCTTCTGTTATTGAGTAATTCTGTAGGTTGGAAAATGGGATGTTGTTTTCGACTAGCGCCTTGAATAGTCCAAAACCTATACTCGACACATTTAATTCTCCTTGGCCTTTGCTCTTTCATCTGCGACTATGATTATAGGTGTCACTCCTCGTTTACTATCTTCCATATCTTTAAGCAGTGTTCTCTTCATCAAATCTAAGAAGAGTACTTCAAACCTTCTTATCTCTTCTACCCTTCCCGACATTAGACTATCTAGTATTAGCATACAGACATCATGAAATTTACCCGTTGCCTCTTCTATTACTTCTTTGATGTGATCGTCTATACGGGCATCCATTATATCTCTCTCCACAAACGCATTTTGCTTCGCAATTTCATTTTTAATCTGCGTAGAGTAATACTCAAAATAAGTACTGACATAAAAGTCCATTACTCCCCTTAACTTATTCTCCATCTCCCTTAATTCATCGCTTTTTGGTGCCATGTCTTGCCTCCTCGTCCGGTCTAATAATTACACGTTTGGAGTCCTGCGAAGTAAACAACTCATAACTAGTCTCCCCAAACATTTCTATTATTGACTCGGACATTTTTAGTGCCTTTGCACTGTCCATCTTACTCGGTATGTTTCTCACAAAGACATCCACTACTGTTGCCAACTTGCGGTACTTCCTCCTATGGAGAATATTAGATATTGCTCCTTTCTTCCACTTTAACTGCGGATTAGCCGGATCACAATAATTGACTAGTAATAAATCCGCATGTTCGATTATGTCTCTTTTCTCCCCGTCTGGTTCTTCGATAGCACTAGTCAGATCATCGACATCGACTGCTATTGCTCTTTCCTTAGTAGTAAATACATAGCTCGCCAACACATATCCAAATAGCGTTCTGATATAACTAGTAGACTCACATATACAGACTATCCAGTTTCTACTTCCAAGTGTCCACTCTACTATGCAGTGCATCTGCCTAGCCAGCCTGTCGTCCGGTTTTCCGTATATATCCGGCGGAAGTAGTCTCTGCTCTAGGTAGCCTACTCCCCACTTGTTTCGATCTGCTGTCCGATCTACGTCCCACGGGTATTGGACTTCTACTCTCATTTCTTTACTCGTATTTAAAAATGACTCCTTTAAAAACATCCTTGTTCTTACGTCCAAATATTACTCCAGCAAAGATGTCCTCTTCTTTATTATCCCACATGGAAATACACTGCGCTACCGCTTGCTCGTTTGTTCTCCCTTCGTCCATAACCGCAGGGACGCAAGCACTCATCCAGTCACTCTGATTGTCGTAGTTACTAGGATCTGGCATAGCTACTTTCTCCTTTTTGGTCTTGCTGCTCCAAGCAATAAATTTAATCGCTCTTCTACAATGGATAAAGCCTCATCCATACTTTTATCATCCACATTGCCCTCTATAGGAGCAACAACTCTATGGGCTTTTGCCAATGCTACTACTATAGCCAGTGCTTCTGTAAACTCCATTATACATCCTCCATCAATCTATTATACTCTTACGGATTACTCTCCCATTCAATTATTTCTCTACATACACTACATCTTGCTTTTAAATCTAAAATAGAATTGCTAATGTCTATCTCTAAGTCATAATACTCAGGATAGATTAGTTTGAAGTCTGGCACGTCTACTAGCGGGCTTTTATGGCTCATACCTCGACATAACATTTCATCCACTAGTGCCTCGTGCCTTTCCCAATAGCCCTTGAACTGTATCTGTACTATTGGAGTAAACCGCCTATCTACTCTTTGCCTTTTGCGAAAAGTAGGAAGGAATTTATGCATTTCCCCATGCTCTCCAAGTAGATGCCTATTACATAACCATCTTGGATTTACTCCCCACATTCGCATTGCTACACTAGTAGTCCTCCATCAATTTGTTGTACTCTTCCTGCATTTCTTCTTCTGTTGGAGCGAACCTTCTACCACGAGTCACTTTAACAACT